TCAGTTAAGACTCCATTTGTACCGATCGTACCAGAAGCTGATTCAACAGTGCTGTCGAATGTTGAAGAACTATCTCTATCAATGGTTGCGTTGGCAGCCCATGGATCATATGAACCAGTGGTTGATGCACCTAATGCAGTTTCTTCTGCGTTAGATGAAACAATTCGGTCAAGTGACTCAAAGTCTGCTGTTCCAGCGTTTGTACCAGATCCAGTGATTGTACCTTCTACGTCTGCAAGTAGTTGTCTGTTTAGAAATTCTTTGTGTTGTACTGCCATATACAATCGAAGTGAACCTAGTCCACCCCAAATGTCGTCCTTGCTGTGTGTGGCCAACCATTCCATTACTTCTGATGCTGAGAAAGGCAGTTGTGCTGTCTTTGGTCTAACATCAATTTCTTGTAGTGTTGGTTTTACAGTTTCGGCAATGTTGCCACCTTCTGCTGTACCACCCAATGCAGTGTTGCCTTGTGCAGTATTTAGAATTGGCTTTGCAGTAATAACCCTCCATCCAGACTTATCCCATGGATACTTTGGTAATATACCAAATGCATTTGCTTCAAGGTTTAATTGAGCCCATGCGTATGCCCCATAGATAGCGTTGAAAACTCCAGCAGTTGATGTGGTTGCTGGTGCATCTGCTTTTCTAAGTAGGTTTCTGTTGTATCCGTAGTAAAGAGCTTCAAGTTCATCAATAGTCTTTATCTGAACCATTTTAGAATCCTCTTACCTCTTCGTCTGTTGGTGTGTAGTACTTTCCTTTCAGAATGTTTCTTGCGACTGAACTGAGTCCTTCATAACCTTCTTGTCTAGCGTCTTTTAGAATTGGGCTAAAGTCTGTTTGACTTTCTCCTGCTTTCTCGACTGCTGCACCAGGTCGTGGTGTCTCAGTTGTAAACGTGTGCTGTGACTTTTCAACTAACTTTTCACTTTTGTGAACTGGTTTCTCTTGCATTGATGGTGCTGAATCACCTGCTGGTGCATTGTCATTCTGTCTATCATCGTCTAACCCTGCTTGGTCACCTTGAGGATAAGGTTGTGTTGGAACTGTAATGTCAGCTCCTACATCATTATCGCTTCCTGTAGTGCCTGCTGGGGCAGCTGGTAGATCAGTTGGAGTCTCTAGAGCTTTGATTCTAGAGTCTATGCCCTTCAGATGTTCTGCGAATTTCGTCAATTGCTCAGATAAACCATCTAAGCCAGTTTTGATAGAAGTTTGGAAAGCTTTTTCTTTCTCTTCTTCTCTCTGCTTTGACTTTCTTTTCATCTTTGTCGTCAGCAAAAGGATTTGTTTTCTTCTCTTCTTCAGGTTTCTTGTCTTCTGTCATGTTGTTGACTAGATTTATACAAGGTGGTTTATATATATTTGTCTATTTTTACCTTTAAATTTATCATTTGTGCATTAATATTTAATCTATTAAGTGTTTTAACTGCATGAGATCCCTGTGCATTTCTATCTGAACTGGGTGTTTTCTTATCTTCTACTATGTCTGCCAATGCCTTTTCTGTATCTTCTATTTGTCTTTTTACTTCAGATATCTGTGCTATTGGTTCTGATCCTTGTTGTGATGTATTGTAGCCACCTAGGCCCCTAACACCACCATATCTTCCCTGAGTAATACTATCTTTCTTTTTACCTTCTGCTCCATTTTGCATACTTCCACAGAATGCTCCAGGATTTTTCTTATCTTGATTCTTTGATTCACAATCACCAAAACTACCTTTTCCACCTTTACCGTCTGGTATTGGTTTTGTAACTTCTCCATCTTTATGCCCGGGTTTTGGCTTTGTAACATTATCTTTAGACTTTGGTTGTTGATGACCAGTACCTGTCCAACCAGCGTCAGTTGTACCTTCGTCTTGATCTGCTATTGTAGGTTCTGTTGTGTTTCCCAATTTTCTGCCAGAACTAGTATCTTCATCTACATCTTGATTATACATAGTGTGATGATCTCCCTGAGTATTACTAAAGTCAGGCTTTGTTACATAACATCCAAACTTATCACATTTGATAAGCATATTACCATTTCCTTTATCTTCATGTTCTATAACTGCTTTTGACAATGGATTTGTATGTGTTATTAATGCTAATGGAACTGCTGGATCTTCACAAACTGCTACCTCATAATGTTCTAAATCTGTTAAAGCATATGCAATAGAGCCATCTTTCATTGTAATAGGTTCTCTGTCTGCCTTTGTTGCTCCACCGAAAGACAATCCCTTATACTCACCCGATGTTATCTTCTTCCATATATCATCATCTAATTCATAGTCTTTATGTATCTTACCTGTAATCTTAATTGCTGGATATACATTTCCTTCTGCATCTTGTGCTTCTGTTTTTGAATAGTTTATTCCTTTACCAACAACCCTATTAGAATGTGTATCTGTGATTGGTGCTCCCCTATCCATCCATGTAGGAAGAACTTTGTATAATTCATCTACTATTGTAATCTCTCCTTGTTTATCTTTCATTTCTACTGTAAGTAAACCCTCAAAAAATCTCTCATCATCTGCCTTTGTATTAGTCACTAAACTCTTAGTTACCAATGTACGAAAGAATAGATTATCCATGATTTAATATATACTCTTCATTTATAAAGTTATTGTAAAAAGGATAAAAGGGGGTTAAAAAAACCCTTATACCTGCCTTTACGTCTATTCTACAGACTCTTTCTTTGCCTTGCTCACTACGAAGTCAGCAGTAAATCCAGTAATCAAACCTACTAACACAATTCCTGCGTCAGATAAGCCTTCTACTATTTGGACTTGAGCCAGAGCCAGAGCAGCGAAAACAGCAACGATTAGTGATCCTGCTAGTAATCTTACAGAATAAGATTCTCCATCAGAATGTAGCCATCCTCTTAATGTGTTCAGACCTGCTCCTACTGCTGCAGCAATAGCGACAAGTATCAATGCTTCTACCATAGCAATCAAACTAATACCTTGTATTTAAGGATTTATAGAATATTAGACAGTTGCACGAATGCGACTATAGATCCAACTATACCCAATACTATCATTACGAATGATTTAATCATTTGTCTTTTATCCATAGTATGTATTCTATATTCATCAAACTTGGTTTCTAGTCTGATAGTCTTGACCGTATTGTCATCGACTTTTTCTTCAATCTTTTTAAGTTCTTCTCTAACATATTTTTCAAATTTTGTATCTCCTTTATCCCATTCCATATTAATCACTTATAGGAATGAGTGTTTTTGTTTTTATTAGTGCCAATACAACATTTGGATCCTGCATTATCAAATCAATGAATTGTTCGTCTCCTTGTGCCTTTCCATCAAAGGAACCACAACTGTAACATATCCACACTTCATGAAATCCATCTCCATAACCGTACTTTCTCTTGCCACATTTACACTTTTCCATACAATAAGAAGGGAAGAGTTTATATTTAAGTATATCCGTTTATAAACATGGCTAGTTCAATATACATATACACAAACAAAAAAGACTATGATAACCTATATAAGGGCAAAAGAGAGGCATGGACATATGAAACACCTATATTAGACTTTTTCATTAAACCAACAGAAGGATATGATGTTGTGGATTCTATACTAACAAACAGACTTTGGGTTGTAACAAACACAACAAAGAATAAAGAACGACCTGATCTATCAAGAACGATAGTTCACTTTACAAATGGAACAGCGTTTGACCATCTAAGGGGAGATGAGTTACTTGTAGAGAAAGAAAAAATTATCTATAATCCAAAAAACAACCAATTAGAATTTTATCCAAGGAGATTAAGACAACCACTGCTTAGTTTAAGAGTAGCCAAAGTAGTAGGTGGAAGACCAGATAAGAAATCGAAGATAGACATAAAGTATAAATATTATGATCTTACTCATGATAGGCTGAATCTATTTGTCTAGTTTTATATTTAGAGCAGCAGGATTCTCAGAAATAATAAAGTTGTTAAAGGAAACTAACGAAAGACTGAGTAACCTAGAGAGGCTATTAGAATTTACTCTGTCACCACCAGACCTTGTTAGTTATAAAAAAGGAATGAGTTTAGACGATGTTCCTCGTAGAAAACTCAGTGGCCAAGCTTAGCAATTTTTTCTATACGTGGTTTTAATCTCATAACTAACTTAGCAAGTGGATAAGCAACTACCAAGTCAACCATTACGCTCTGCCACACAAAATTTCCAAACTGTTCTGTGTCTAATCCTATTACAAATAACATCCAAGGTATAGTTATCAATAGATAACCCAATGCAAATATTGGAGTTATGATAAGATATTCTACAATACCAGATGCTATATCATGTATACTGCAATCACATCTAGGTATTACTGTTTTTTTTCTTTTCCAATCCATAAGGAATGTAAGATTTTAATGTATTTAAGTTATCTTCTATTTCCAGAGTTCGCTTGAAACATATGCTTCCAGTCTTTACCGTGCTTCTTTCTCATCCTAATCCAGAATGGATCAGCACCAAACATTCCACCTTTCTTATTATATTTTTTTGTAACATCTGCTATTTTTCTGTGGCATTTATGACAGAATCTTGCATTTATCTGTTCAATATGAAATTTATGT